GCTTGGTGTACAGCTTCTCAATACCAGCCTTGGATTCGGGATCGTAATCCACATAGTAGGGATTCTCGTAGTTGCTCTTGGTCGCACCCAGGAAAGCACCCTCACCGAACAGGTAGGTCTTGTACACAGGCAGAGTGCCGGAAGCATCAACAGTGTAGTAGTTGGTGCGCAGGACAACCTTGCCGCCAATGGTAGGCAGGGTCACTTCGCCCTGGAGCGCATTGCCAGTATTGAACTTCATGTACTCAACAAGCTGCATCTTCTGATAGGCCGCAAACACCTTGGAGTGCATCACGATCAGACCCAGACCGCCAGCCATATCACCCAGAGCCTGCTCTTCAGCATCAATCAGGGTAGTCTCGTTAATCAGGTTAGCATCGGCCACAGTGCCTTCCTTAGCAGACAGGTCAAGAACATGGTCAGCCAGCTCGGTAACACCCATCGCAGCGTCCGCGATGTTCATCATCTCGTTCTCCCACACCTGACCGTAATAGTCGGCAACGCGCTTCTGGATGTGGCCCATAGGATCAGCGCCAGTCAGTTCCTTGGTGAAGTCCTGCGCCTTGAAAGCCTTCATACGCTGAATCAGCATGCAGGTCTGCTTCTTGCCAGCGATGTCAACAGGAACGTTGTCAGTCAGACCGTCATTGTTCAGCGCAGCCATGCCAGCGTCAAACACATTCAGGGGAACGTAGAAAGGCAGAGTAGCCACATTGCCCTCAGTGCCAATCTTGCTCATGATGGCATTGTCCTGATGGATAATGCCGGAAGCGATAATAGGGTTAGACCAATAATTGGCCTCAGCCATCATGTCGGTAAAAACTACGGGGTCAAACTCAAAACCGCCAAACTTGCCATTGCGTGCCATAATTCATTCATCCTTTCGATTGTTGTTTAGTTGCCACGAAGCTGCTTATACAGCGTCGGGTTCTTTGCGTACAGGTCAACCTTCTCCTGATAAGTCATCTTATTGAAGGCTTCCTTCGTGATCGTCTGGTCACCATCGGGCTTGCGCAGAGTGTTCGGCTTGTACACCTGGTAGCCATCAGTGTTGTCACCAGCAGATTCAAACTGATTGGGGAACTGAGTCTTCAAGCCTTCCAGTTTGGTATCCCAGCCCTTGATATTGCCGTTGTCATCCAGCGACAGGGTTTCACCATCTGCCTTCAGCTTTTCATTCAGTTTGAAGGACAGATAATCCACATCCTTTGCCTTTTCAGACAGCAGACCAACCTTGATTGCCGCGTTGATCTTCTCCTGCTGAAGCTCTGCCTGGAGCTGCTGAATCTGACCTTCATATGCGGTAATCTTGCCTTGAAGGGCTTCCTGGCCCTTGGTGGACTTCTTCATGTCCTCAATCAGCTTGTTCGCCTCGCCATACTGGCTGTTCAGCGAGTCATACTCGCTTTTCAGCTTTGGATAGCGAACATCCATGTTTTCATGACTTGTGGTGAAAATGCCGTTCTTCTTCAGCGCATCAGAGAAAGAGTTGGTCTGTTCCTCCGTTGCGGAGAAAATCTGCTGCAAAATCTCGATAATACTCATGCTTTTTCAAATCCTTTCGTTACGCTTTTTACGAGGTCGCATCTCGTGATTGGAGGGCTTTTAACGTCATCCCCGGACGGATATATAAAAGCCCTGCCACGATGTGACAGAGCCTTTATGCTAAGAGTTGATTCCAGGTATTCTTGCCGACAATGCCATCAGCATCCAGACCTTTTGCTGTCTGATATGCTTTCACGGCTTTCAGCGTATTGTTGCCAAAGATGCCGTCTACCGTTCCGACATTGTAGCCGTTCAGACTCAGCAACCATTGCAGGACTTTTACCTGTGTCCCTCGACTGCCTTTTCGGAGAGTGTTCATCGTTTTCACCATGTTTCCGGTCTGTGTCGTGTTTGTGGGCGTTGTAACGGGCTTCTCAGCCTTGCTCTGCGTGTCCGTGGCAGATTGGTCACCTTCCTTCACATCCGCGTCAGAAGGCGTTTCTGAGCCGTTTACGAGGCTATTGACAAACGCCCTGTATTGTGCCATGCTCCCGCCATGTTTCTTCTGCCACGGTTTCGGATCTGAATGATTCGATCCATACCCGGCAGCATGTGCCTCGTAGTGTCCTACAATGTTTTCCTGCTTGATGCCGTACAGTTCGCACAGATATGCACAAAGCTGTTGTGACAATGCAAAGGCTTCCTCATAGTAGGCTTTGTCCTTCTTGTTATCCTCGCAAATTTCAAACTGGATGTGGGAAGCGTTGTAGCTTCCCTTTTTTCCGCTTCCCACACCCCAGCAGCGATGATCCCACGGCAATGTCTGGTACACCTTCACGCTTCCATCTGCTGCCTTGCCAATAAAGGCATGCATGCATTTGTTTGCGCTTGCCTTGTTCCAGTGGTTGTTGTACTCATTCTTGCCCAGAATGCCGTCATCCGGGCCGACATAGCGCTTCAGATAGGGGTTGTTCGCCCCGGTGCTATGCACCACAATGCCAGTCGGCTTGATCTTGCGTCCGGATATGTAACATGGATTCTTCGTTTGATAGTAACGGATGATTTCCATGTCACATCACCTCCTTCTGCTTGTTGTGTTTACTCTTCGCCTTCCGTGTCAGGCGGGATGTGCTGTTCCAGCAGTTCACCTTCAACGGCAATTTCCGCCTGTTCCATCTTCTTGATTTCAGCATTGACCAGCGCAATCAGTTCAGCCGTATCAAGCTTGATCTTGTGCTGCGCAAGGAATGCTTCTGCATATTCCAGTTTCTGATCGCCATTGCCAGCACCATACAGCTTTTCAGCCGCAAGCACGGCCACCTGCACCCAGCTTCGCGCCTTTGCGAGACTTTCATTGCCGTAACGCTCACGCAGCCACGGAATCAAAAATACCGTGATTGCAGTCACCGCAAGACCAATCAGGGCTTCCACAAGGGGAGTAAAGTCAAACATGATGATACCTCCTTATCGATTTCAGGTTGATTCATTCTTCCGAAATATCCTGTCCAGTAAGGAAAGCATGGCCGGCATTGTGGCAACCGGGGCATTGCAGGTCTTTTAGCAGAGTTGCACTCGGATACGCTGCAATCCAACGTGCGCCACACTTCCAACACATGATTTCTGCAACAGTGTGAGGAGTTTCTTTGTATCCAGCGAAACAGTTTGCCGCACAGGCCTTTACCGCTTTCTCAGGATCGTTCCCATAGAGCTTGCAACAACCAATCTCCATGTCGCAGTTGTCACACTTCCTACAATCGATTTCGAAATCTTCCTTCATCTTCTACCTCCTTATCAAGTTTGCGTTTTTTTGTATGTAAAAAGGCCGCTATTCAGCGACCTGTTTACCGATTATTGCTGTTCCTTGGTAACATCAAGGTACTTGCGCTTGAACTCCTCAAAGCTGTCCGTCTTGTCCAGCCCCCAGTGTTCAGCGCGTTCCTTCAAGGTTTCCAGTTCCTTTTCGTCCAGCGCCCACTTCGCGCGGGTCAACGCAACACATCGGCAGTTGCAATCTTCCTCTGCACGTCCAAACCCGCCAGGATGCATGGCAGTCTTTCCGTCAATCTCAAAAGGCTCATCGACATCCCGAATCTGACCATCAAGCCGCCTGTGCGAATCTCTTGTCTTATGATCCATCGTCGCGTCCCACTGCTTCACGATGTTGCAGCCCTGCTTCTTGGCTTCCGTTCTCGCATCCTGCGATGCTTCCTCCTGAATTCGGTGCGATTCCGTTATCACAATGGTTCTCGCCCGTTTCATGGTCACGCCAGCCTGATTTGCAACGTTCCTCGCCATTTCAGAAAAGGACGCATTCGCCGCAATGCCCCGTGAGATTTCCTGGGCAATCACATCGCGCAGATGCTTTGTATCCACGCCCAGTGACTTGTACAAGCCTTCGCTGATTGCACTGTTTGTCACAAGCGCCTTCACAACTTGATCCTGGGCAATCGGGAAGGTAAGCGGCAAGTCCTGCTGATGAAGGCTGTACATCGTAACAAGGAAGCCGTCCGTGTAGCTCTCTTTCAGATATTCCTCAATCGTTTCGTACTCCTGCGTGTGCAGGCGTTCCAGGATTGCTTCTATCTGTCCTTTGAGGGCTTCCTGTTGCTGCTTGCGGTACACTCTGTTTTGCAGTAGCTCGTCCGCTTGCAACAGCTTAATGCGCTCGTTAATGTCCCGCAATGCCCGCTGATACACCTTTTCAAGGGCCGTCAGCACAGCCTTCTCAACGTCCAGTAGATGCGCATAGGCGAGTTTTTCACGCTTATTCATTGGCAATCACATCCGGCTCAGTAGGTGCGTTATTCAGCGCAGTCTTGGCAGCGTCAGCAGTGACTTCCGGCATTTCCTCCGACAGCTTGTCCTTGATTTCCTCGTATTCCAGGTCAAACTGCTCACAAATCTTCTTCACAATGCTTTCCTGGTCAATCACAGTTTGCACACTCATGATGGTGTTGACCTCCATGTTGCGCGTCTGTGCTTCCGTCAAGGCAATCTGAGCATTTTCAAGCGCATTAGAAGGCACTTCCCTCTCGTCAAAGTCGAAGTAAATATCCTTCATCGCGTATGCCGTTTCAGACTGAGCGTTGATCTCTTCCAGGTCGAACTTCAGCACTTCACGCAGGAACGCCTTCAGGTTGATAACCTTCTTATTGGCCTTCAGGTCAAGACGTGCGTACATGGACTTGATCTCAATGCTGGTTTTCGCGCTGGTATCCTTCCTTCCGTCAGGGTCAAGAGCCATGCCGAAACGGTAGATATTCTCCTTGTCAATATCCATCTTCGCCTTCCGGGCTTCCACAGGAATATCGACAGTCTTAATATCCAAATCGCCGCCCTCCGGCACACCCACATGCTTCTTTGCACGGATGTTTAGGATGGTTTCGTCCAGGTTGTCCCCGTCAAATCCCTTGATGACATACAAGGAAGTATTCGTATCCTGCAAGGTGTTGGACAGGTCAACATTCATCAGGTCATAGTCATCAATGATGTCCTTGATAGGGAGAAGGTCACTGCCTTCTTTGCGGTTGTTCGGCAGTTTGATAAAGGGAATCTTTCCCTCCGTCTGCTTGCCCCGGAACAACTGCCCGTCCTTGGTGTAAAGAGTATGAGGACGGGGATTGATTTCCTCGTCCTCATCCAAATTCAGTTCCCCATCATCAATCTGGTCATAGAACGTCACCTGTTGTGCGTCCCATACCTCAATACGCTTCACCTGATGCCCCTCAGCATCAACCCTGTCCACATACCAGCGAATCAGATACTCGCAGTGATCGTCCGTTTCCTTCGCCCTGACTTCTACCACACCAAGGCTGTCAGCACACTCCCAGCGGTTCTTGTTCTCTTCATCCTTGTAGCAGTAGAAATACTCAAAGCCCTTGACAGAACTGCCCGTCAGCACCTCGTACAAAGCCTTGATGAAATCGTCATTGTTGTTATACCGTGCGTCAAGAATCTCCTGCAATTCAGGAATGTCAGACTTGATGAACCCATCCTTGCCGGAAAGAACATACTGTACGCACTGGTCTGCAATCTCCGTGAAGAAAGGATGCGCAATCCTGATGTTGCTGTTTACATTGTCCTCCTGCATCACACCATTGCCGTCCACATAGACAATGATGCGGTCAAGAATATCATGCTTGCCCTCGTAGTAATCCTGACCAAGCTGTGCCGCCATCTTCCTGGCACTGGTTCGGTCATTTTCGATAAAGACCTTGATTTGATCCGTTGTCAGCATGGGGATCACCTCCTTTCGTCATTCATGGAGCCGCCCATGCACGGTGATGTTGATGATATGCATGGGCGGTTGCTCCTTTCGGGGTTACTGTTCCGGTGCCTGAATTTGCATCGAGGCAGATCCGTCTGCCTGCATAATCACCATGACGGTTGCCACACCAGAATAAATCATGAATACAATAGCTGCATCGGGTTCGTAGGAGATTGCAGGCAAAAGGTTAATTGTTCCGTCAGTATCAAGTTGACAGACTACATACCTTCCGGCTTGAATTGCTTCCATCGTTTCGACAAACGTCTTGTCTACTGCCAGTTCAGCATTCGTGCCAGTACTGTCCATTCCGACGATGGTTGCCTTGACAACGAAGCCACCCCCGCCCCCTGCGCTTTCCGTTCCGGCCTTCTCCACGATGGAGATGGTGGGCAGATCGGGGATAACAGTGGAATCTATCTGACCGTAAAGCATCACTCCAGCGTCTTCTACACCATCGGGGAAGATCAGCAGCATGAACGGACAATCCGGGCCGGGGGAAGGCATATTTTCCTCATTAGGGCTTCTACCTAACAGGTACGTGGTAACTCCCACACCTCCGAGAGCCGTAGCGTCTGCGGTCTTACTGGTGTACTTCTCACCGCCCCAAACGATTTCATAGGTTGCGCCGTCCACAAGTGGAGCTGCCAAGGGCTTGTCCAGCAGATATGCGCCACTTATACCGGGCGTAACATCCACTGTGATCATCTCCGTCTCCTCCAGGATGACGGTCTGACCACCACCCAACTCACTACCCAGCTTCCAGCCGTCAGCAGTGCAGAAATACTCATTGTCCGTTTCACTCACCGTTGCCTTGCTGCCAATACAGCACTTCGGCAAGTCCTTCACATCCGCTTCACTATGCAGCAGGAAGGTCTTTACATAGTCAAGCTGACAGGGACTCCATTCCCGCTTGATTTCCTTGATAGCCATAACCTATCATTCCTTTCTTACTCGTCAATGACGATTTCCTCGTTGACCGTGATAATAGACTGACTGGTGAACTCATGTGCCACGATACGCATGTACGAAACATCAATGTTTGCCGTAGACGCAGGAATCGACACCTGAATGATATTGGAGTCTTCGTCAAGAACAGCATTCCAGCTTGTAGAAGATGTGGATTGCATTACGATGTCATCAGCCATAGAATAGCCCGTCAGATTCTTATCCTTGTCGAAGTAGAGAATCTGCTGACGATTCGTGCCGTCAATAGCATATGTGTTATTGAATACACAGTTCGCGAATCGCACAACATCATTCGTTTTTACTGGGATGTAGCCAGAGGAACACCAGCCGCTTTCGTCCCTGTCTTGATCGTATCCGCTTGACGTACTAATACGGGTGTCGGTCTTATAGCCGATGCCGTTGTAGATGTTTCCGTCCTTATCCGTAGCAAGAGGAAGCTGATTCGTGAAGTTGTCAGTCGGTGCGTCAGGCTCTTCTGGAACATCAGGTTCATTATCGGGAATATCTGCACTGCCGCTGCCGTCAAGGTTGACAATCCGGCTGTTGCCACGTCCAACACGAACGATGGTCACAATGCCGTTGCTGTAGTCCGCAATGACCGCGTTGACAGATTGCTCTGAGATTGTCCCCTTGACGCAATCAAGACCGCTGCGAACGCCTCTGCAATCGCATTCCGTCACAATAACAGGAATGCCGCCATCGCTCGTAAAATCACCGTCTACATGGCTATGACCACCGATAGCGAACTCCACCTTGCCAGTACAACCGGAGAAATCACCTGTCCGCGCGTTATACGCATCGAACATATCCAGTGCAACCTTGCCGGAAGAATCAAGCCCGGTCACAACAGGAGGCCACACTGTGTAATCTACCTTCACCCAGATGTGCGACACAGCCACGATGTGCCATCCCGCAGGAGTGGACAAAAGCGCCTGCTTCAGCCATGCTTGCTGCTTCGCGTTGTATTCAAGGTTACCGTGATAAGACGCTGTATCAAGGTACAGATAGCGCGTCTTTTCGGGCTGATCGTCTATGTAGTAATAGAATCCCTCATCACCGCGCATCACATCGGATGATTCCTCCGCCGCCAGCAGGAAGTTGTAAACATACGCATTGCTCCACCGATCAACAATTTCATTGCTGTCATCGTGATTGCCAACAACGCTATGATGATTAGGCAGGCCACGTACAGCCGCTCTCCACTCCCACAGATAAGCCATATCCGAAGAAGCATCACCCTCATTGTCAACAATGTCACCGCCGAAAATGGTCTTGTTAATCGGCGTATGCTGGTACATGTATTTCAGCAGCGCAGGGGAATTCTTGTAGTTATACGACCAATGCGCATCGTTGTACCACAGGAAAGCACTTCGATTCCAGCCAGCCGCCGCCATCGCTTCACGGATGCTGACAATCCGGTTGTCAATGTGTGCTTTCCAGTAGGACGGAACAACCGCAATGTTTGTATTCCCGCTTAGAATCTCTTCAATCGAAGGCATCACCGTACCGGGGTCAACCAATGTGTCTGTCGTTGTCTTCCTGACAAAGCCATCAAGAATAGCAATGGTTGTGGTATCGCCATCCATCGTGGCTTTCACCGTCAGCGCACCTCTGCCCTCTGATACATAGCAGGACTGAGGAAGCGTGACAGACGCTTTCCCATTAGCAACACTGCCCTTCAGGACAACCGTATCCCCATCAGGCCGGACAAAATAGCCTGTAACAAGTACGGCACTTGTCAGCGCAAGCGCAGCACCATTGCGAATCAGCGTAAACACGAATGCATCACCGTTGCTGTCACCTTCACCCAACACGCCGAAACTCTGCCGGGTTAATGGCTTGTCAAAATCCACCGTGTATGGGTGGTTTCGTGTGGTTGCTCCCATGCTTTTATCACTCCCTTTCTAAGGCTCTCAAACGCCTTTTGTAGCTCTCTCACGTTACCCAGTGGGAAAGTGGTTTAGGATTCTCGTAAACGCCTGTAAGCGCGTCAGGCGCGTCATCATGGGCGTTCTTGCCTTCTCTTTGATACCTGATCAATGCATCGGCAAACTCCGGCCATTTGTCTTGCCAGTTGACCGGGAAATAAACATTTGCCATCACAGACGCACTGTTAGACAGTATCCTTGCTTCTTTGTTCTTGCTTTGCGTAAACCACTTGACATTGGTATGTTTGTTACCCTGCTCCTTGCATATCCTGGCAACATTCCTTGCAAAGCCTCTGCCGCCGTTATTGCTTTCAATGATCGCACAGCCTATCTTGTTACGGGTTAGCATCTGGGCCGTTGCTGGTTCTGTTACTTCCATTGCATCTTTGCTGTACAGCACATCAAGGATGTAATATTCGTCGCCATACATGCCATAACAGATAGAACACAGATAGTCACTGCCTTTATCAGCCGTATCTGTATAATTGAGCAAATACGAAAAAAGCGAGTTACCCTTTTCATCCTTGGGTATCTCGCTATAGGTTTTAATACTCGTATATAGACGGCCTTTTACGTCGATAGGCTCTTGCTGATAGTTAGCAGCTACTATGTCCTTGTTCATGTTCTTTATCTTCAATGCATAATCTTCTGCACTGAGGATATCAGGACATAGCATAGAACCATCATCTAACACAGCCTTATAATTGACGTGTACAACGTTAGGATAGTTATCCAGGACAAACCCGGCAAGGTCTCCTGTAGACCAGCGCGTCATGATGATAATGATTTTGAAACCATTCTCACAACGGGAAAGCATGGTATTTGTGAACCAATCAACCAGCTTTTGCAGATGGTTCTCGTTATATGCCTCTTCTGC